GTAGTAATCTTAGATTTAATGGAAGGCAGCCATGAACTATCAACTTCTATTAAGTCTTGAAAAGTAAATAAAGGTGTATCTTTCTTATAATCAGAAATAGGAATAAGTGTAACTGATCCATCTTCAGCTAGATCAGTGTAAAACATACCTTCTGGTTTAACTACAATAGTTAAAGGTGTAGAGTTGTTATTCCATTTATCTTGAGTAGAAGTAAGAGGTATACCTATGGTTGATACATACCAAGACTTATTAGAAATGATATTAGTAGTTGTAATAGACTTCTTTAAGTATTCTAATTTAGTTGCCATGAATATTGTCCTCACGAGTTTGTTGTTTTTGTACTTCTAAATAGATATTAAAGTCATTTAAAAGATCTAACATGATATTATTGATCTTGGTCACATTAATCAATGAAGAAGTAAAGTAACTATTAGACTGTTTAAATTTAAGAAGAGGAATCTCGTATGCATCTTTAGAGATGATGATAAGACTAAGAACATCTAAAGCTGCTTGAGGTGCGTCTGTTTGAATAAGATTGTCAATGTAAGTAGGAACATCTATATCAATGAGATTAAGGAGTTCTTGTAGAGTCACATTGGTATAGCCTTCTTCAAAGAACTTCAAACCTAAACAGTTGTGCTTATCAATGAAATTAAAGAAGTGTTGGACATGCTTTAAGTGAGGTTTATCAATAGCAGAAGTTGTATCGTTGACTTTAACGTATTCTTTTAATGAGTTAATGAAAGACTCTTCTACTGAATCAATGAGTTCTAAAAGTCTTGGTTTAGACAGAAGTGAGTAGTGCTCTATTAAGTCAACTAAGATACGACGAGGGGTGTCTTGAGCGTTAAGTCTATACGAGAGGTAGGAGTAATCATCTAGATTCTGGATGATGTAGAGAAACTGTGCAAGCTCGTTTAGTTCGTTTAAATCAATATTGATATCAGTAGATAGATTAATGAGATGATCGTCTAGAATGGCCTTTATATCGCGCTCTAGAAGCATTATAAAACGGTCACTCTTGTCTTCTGTTGAGAGTGTCACATCTCTTTGAATAAGATCACTGTACTTCGTCTCGTAATCAGGAACGGTAAAGTTTTCTAAGATAGAAAAGGAAGTAAAGACTGTTTCTCTCTTTCCTTCTACAAAAGTGATGTTGATATAATAAGTTGTTAAATCTGTTAAATTAAGCATGTAGGCATCCTTTTTTAGTACTCAAAGCATCTTGGAAAAAAGAAAAAAGAAAAAGGTATTAACCAGTTTCTTTCACATTCCTCTAAATACCTCAATCTTCACTACATCTCTTACACAAAGGTGAAGAATTTGTTGGATTGATTTCGATTTCTGACTCATCATACCAGTTCTTCCTAACGGTATTAATAACATAGATACCCTCGGAATGCCCCTCTTCAAATTCCTTTTCGGATAACTCTGTTGTCGACAAGGCTCTTCCACAATCAAAACAACGACTAACTAATTTATAACGTAACATTTCAATCTCCTATTAACAAACACTGCTTACTATCAACCGATAGCAAGAACAAACAGTATCCGTTTACAATTAGTATATATGTAACCATAAAAAATTCCAATGTCAAATTTAGGAAACCTGTAAGTTTATAGAATAAGCTGCGTCTTTGAACATGTAATCATCCATCATAACGTTTCTTCTATTCCAAGGAGAGATGTCTTTATTAAAGGCTGAACGAGCAAACATACCCTTCATATTTGTAACCATAGAAACATTCCAATGAGATATATCTCTATTAAAAAGACTACCATAGAACATATACATCATGTTAGTGACTCGGCAAACATTCCAATTCGATATATCCCTATTAAATTCACTACAAACAAACATAGCTGACATATCTCTAACCTTAGAGACATTCCATTCAGAGATGTCTCCATTGAACTTAGACTTTTTAAAAAGATAAGACATATCTGTTATAACGCTAACATCAAGATGGTTTAGGTTAGCATATATGTCAGATGCGGCTATAATGTCGCTTAACTCTTTCTTGTTCTTTACCAAGTATCTCATTTAGTTAATCCCTTTCTATTATACTCAAGGAATTTCTAGATTAACTACACCACTAGAGGAACTAAGCCCTCTAGTGGTGTAGTTTAAATTATCAAATTTTTAGTACACTAATTTGTTGTAGCATGTAATCAGTGATATACCTTATTGTACTATATAACGCAGCCTCCAAAGGCTCCGTCTTGTCGTCCATAGCCATGATCTCTTTCATTTCTCTCAGTAAAAACCATGCGTTGCTAAACCTAAAGCGATACTTAGATACTAGTTCTAAGCAGATGTCATCCAGACAATCAATCTCAGAGAGTTGTAACTCATCAATATACTTATTTGCTAACGCTAATGTCTCTTCAGTATAACGAGAAGAAGTGTTAAAAACTTCTTTTTCTTCATCAGTACAGTCAGCAATAGAGACTTCAAACTGTTGACGCAAAATCTGTTTAAAGATATCGAGCTTACTTCTATTCAAAGTAATCAAATACAAGCTTCTGGTGTTTCTCCACTTATCAAGATAGTCACTAGCTTTAGCAACAATCTGATCAACTGTAACGTCGTTCTTATTATCACTAGAGATACAACCAAATACTGCATCAATCGTTACACCTTTTTCAGCTAAAACAGCAAAGCTCTCTTCATAGATCGTAATATCTAACGAGTCATTGTTAAAGTAAGAGAACATCACGTTAGAGTCAGTGGTCAAGAGTCTACCATTTCTGATATCTTTACCATAAGCTTCAACAGCAACACTTAACTTATTACCAAAGTAGTCTCTGTTACCTGAGGATTTACCCTTCAAAGCAATAGAAGAATACCCTAAATTAATAGCACCTTCTCCAATAACAACTTCACCTTTTTCAGTCAAGTTCCTAAAGAAGAGATAATTCACTAAAGAGTAATCAAGGAGTTTATTAGTAGCTAAACTATACTCAGCAACATTAGTCGTGATATAAGACAAAGCTTGATCTCTGCCAACTGTGTTAAACCAATCTACGATAGATTTATCTTGAGACTCATCACCAGTTAAAATGTACTTAAGTAAATCAAACTCTGGATTATTGAGAGTTTCTAAGCTTAAAGCTTCACAATAGAAATTACCAGAAGAATTAGCATAAGAAGAGATCTCGCTTGTAATGAGTTCAGACTTAAAAACATCACTGAGTTTAAAATAAGAGATCTTAAAGAAGTCTTCTGGTTCTCTATATTTATAGTTAGTCAGTGTGGTCTCTAAAGACTCTTTGAGTTTAACAACTTCCTTATTAACAACATTCCTAGTAAAACTTAAATGTTTAGAAGTAAGTTCAGCTAAGTCTTCAATATAGTTGTCCATGATGGTATCATGGGTTGACTGACTGTAAGTCTTAACTGATTTAGAGGAAACTACACTACCAGTGCTAGCATTAACAATACCTGGCTCAATATACTCTTCCTTATCAGGATTGCTGAACATATTGTTCTTGACAGAGTTAGTGAGCTCTAATAAAAGTGTTGATTGTTTAGGAACAAGTGATAAACTTCTATCAGTGATGACTTTAGCTAGATTAGTTGCAATAACAACTGATGAATTAGAAAGCATGTCTGTATCTCCTTTAAGCTAATAGTTTTTCTTTGATACGATTAGCAACTAGTCCTGATAGAACAGATCTACTCAAAGACTCTTTACCAATGGTATCAGCGATATCTTTACCAGCGACACGAGTAACAACACTGGTGACTAATTCTACTACGTTAGATAATACAATAGCGTTATCTGAAACTTTATTAACACGAACAACGGATTGTTGCTCTTCGATAGTTAAATCTGACATGAGATCTCCTTTAAACAGTAGGCTAATAATCATAGTATTTTTTACTTACAAACGAATCAACTGATTGAGGAACAGTTAAAAAAGGAAATAATAATGCAAGATATCTTCTTCTATGATAAAGAGAAGTACACAAATCAACTCAACCCTGTTAAAGGTTATTTAGAACAACTTAGTCACTATATCTCTATTAAAAAAGGTATACCGCTAGATCAAGCTGCACCACTAGCAAGAACAGTTCTCAGAGAGCATTTCAAAGACAAGGCTGTCAAGTACTTTGATCGACAAGAAAATGGTGACAGAATCGTAGGAGAATCTACTCTTCTTCAGTATATCATTAACAACATCAAAGCTAAGAACATCCTTGTTCCAACATTCACTTCATATGTTAATACAAGTGTAAAGAAGTCTATCCTCTCAGAGTTCATTTTCGAGAACGTTAAACGTCGAAGTATAGCTAAGAAAACTTCTCACAAAGCTAAAGCTCTAGGAGATATGAATCTCTTCACTGCTAAGAATAATGAACAAAACATGATGAAGATTTATAACAATTCTTTATCAGGAGCTTTTGCACAAGAAGCTTGTATCCTTCATAACCCAACAGCACATAGTACTCTTACTTCTATCACAAGAACAATCACTTCTTTATCTAATGCTAGTAATGAAAAACTCATCGCAGGTAATCGCTACTATCCAAGAGGTATAGATATTTTCAACAATATAGTGTATATCTCCACATACGCTAATATACCTCAAATAAAAGAAACTATAGAGCTATATAACTTATATGTTCCTACAATAGAAGATACTGTTAATGTTCTTCGTTATTCTTCTGATCTCTACTTTGTAGATAAGACTTACTACGATAAACATATTATCCCTTATCTTACTAAACTTTCACCTTACCATTTAGCTGCTATTTGTTACAGTGGAGATTTATATCATTTAAGAAAATTTAACAGTAACTTTGTTAAGAATATTCTTGAAGAGATTATTACACCTATTCTTGTAGAAGACAACAGTGAAGACTTAGTTAGTAAAATCTACAGTATCAACGAGAATGTACTAAGCTTTGTTCATGTTATTCTTTTCTCTTCTATGAAAGGTAAAGGAAAAAACTACGACGAGATGAAGAAGTTAGGTATAGCTGGTAATATCTACCACACAGCTTTACATGTAATAGAGACTTTTAGAAAGTATAAACCTTTCTTTAGTTGTTTTTTTCTCAATGAGATTTTCCCTAATAATAGTTACAGACTCAAAAACATGAGAAGGCGAGTTGTTGTTCTCAGTGATACTGATTCAACTTGTTTTACTTTAGATGAATGGGTTAAGTGGTATAACGGTAGTTTTAGTATTAACGATAAGACTTTAGCTCTTTCAGCTTGTATAGGTTTTATAGGAGCACAGTCTATTATTAATCAATTAGCGATAGTATCTAAGATGATGAATGTAGATAAGAATGACCTAAATACCTTATCTATGAAGAATGAGTGGTTTTGGTTGAGTTTCTTCCCCCTGGAAGTAAGCAAACATTACTTTGCTAGTGCCTCAGTTCAAGAAGGTAATATCTTTAAAGAACCTGAATTGGAAGTAAAAGGTGTTCATATTAAGAACAGTGCTATTACTAAAACTATTACTCAAAAAGGTAATGAGTTAGTTAAGTATATCTTTAACTGCATTTCTAAGGATGAAAAAGTCAAGTTTAATTATATTCTATCAGAGATGATAGCTGTAGAAAATGCTATTGAATTTAGTGTTTTAAAAGGTGAGAGTTCTTTTCTTAAGAAGTCAAAGATCAAGAACAAAGAGTCTTACGCACAAGATGAGACTAAATCTCCTTACCAAAGACATCAGTTTTGGATAGATGTGTTTTCTCACAAGTATGGAACGATTGTAGAGCCTCCTTATGATGTTGTTAAGTTTCCTACTATCGTAGAGACTCGACCTGCTTTAAAAGAATGGGTAGAGTCTATTGAAGATATAGAGTTTAAAGACAGATTAAGTAACTGGATAGTGGTTAATAATAAGACTTCACTACCTACTGTTTATTTAAATGAACAGTATGTAATAGGTAATGGTATTCCTAAGGAAATTGTTAGCATTATTGATATTAAGAGAATTATACTTGATATTACTTTACAGTATAGGATGATTTTAGAAGGCTTAGGTGTAATGCTTCATGAAGATAAACTTATACGTGAGCAGTTTAATATCTAATTGTTTGGTTGAGATTTGGTTGAGGAATGTCGTTGGATCGCCATCTAAAATAAGAGACTTCTACCATAATAGAAATAGTCTCCGGTTAATCTTTAAAGAAGTTTAATTTTAAAAATACCTTAAGTAGTCAAAAGCTGCTTAAGGTATTCTTTAGTGTGTTAAATTTGTTTATCCTTTGATAGCTTTTCGGTTTTTAACTTTTATCTAAGGAGTTTAGTATGAAGATTAAGTCTTTTAATGACGGTGGATATATCACTGGTGGGTTTACTTCAAGCGGGTTAATGTTAACTGGTCCCCTTTTTGTAACTAATGCCTTTTCTGATCCACTTGAAGTTGTTAATAAACAGTATACTGATGGTAAGATGACATCATTAAATGCTGAGAATCTTAATAGTGGTACTATTGGAGCAGAGAGGCTGCCTTCTTTTTCTGGAGATTTCACTAAAGCAGCTGGTAGCAATGTTATTAGTCTAGTGGCAACTGGTGTATCACCAGGTGCACATAGTAAAGTAACAGTGGATGCAAAAGGTCGTGTAACTGAAGCTTCTGCTTTAGCTCAAACAGATATTCCATTTTTAAATTGGAATAAAATAACAACTAGTAAACCAACAACTTTAAGTGGATATGGTATCAGTGATGGTGTTAATGTTAGTGGTGGAACATTAGTAGGATTTTTAACTTTAAGTGGTGATCCAACTGCAGCTTATCAAGCAGCCACAAAACGCTATGCTGATGAAACTATTCGTGTTAAAGCTGGACTATATACCGGAGACGTTGTCGTAAAACCTACAGCCGTCACTCCAGCTGGTTTTCTAAAGTGTAATGGTGCTTTCTTAAACAAAACTACTTATAATAAACTTTTCTCTGTTATAGGTAATAGTTTTGATGTCGGTAACCCTTCTCCTAGTACACAATTTATGTTACCTGATGCTACATCTAGAGATGCTCACACTAACATGTATCACTATATCAAGACTTAATTTAATCAGAACCACCTACAAGGGATAAGCCTTGTAGGTGGTGTATCTTTTTCACTATTTTCAAAATGCTGTAGACTAACAAAAGAGAATAAAAATGCTTATCACCTATATCAAACTCCAAGGTTACAAACGAATGCCTTTGAGAGAATCAGAAGACTTTGAATATTATTTTACCTCTAAACTTGTGATGATTGTTGGCGTCAATGGTAGTGGCAAGTCTAGTCTAATTAATGAGTTAACACCACTACCAGCTAACAAAGACAATTTCAATAAGAATGGCTATAAAGAGATTCATATACAAAAAGACAATACACTTTATAAACTCATCTCAGACTTTACTAACGGCTCTCACTTCTCTTTTCTAGCTAACGATGTAGAACTCAACGCGTCAGCTAATATATCAACTCAAAGAGATCTTGTCTTTCAACACTTTCTCTTAACTCCTAATATCCATGAGATCTTAATAGGACGTGAAACCTTCACAGGTATGTCACTCCTGTCCAGAAAGAAACTCTTTAACTCTATCACTCATCTCAATATAGATTCTATTTTATCTAATTACAACACACTTAAAGAAGAACTAAAAAACAATGAGTACTCTCTTAAATCTCAACTTCAACTCTATACCGTAGAAGAACAAAGATTAGCTAACCCCACACATCAAGAACATCTTAAAGATAAACTAAAAGAAATCAAAGAGTACATGGATACTCTTTTAGATGTAAGGTCATCTATCTTTAAACACATAGAGCCT